CAATGTCTGAGACCCGTTCCCACAACCGCGACTTCGGTTCAATGAGCTCGTCAAGTGCTTCGACGAGCTCTTCGCGCGTTCCGCAAATGAGCATACGGCCGACGGCCCGAAGTTTGCGTGCCTTCATCGTTCTGTCTCCTGCGTGAACCGGTGAACATGCGGGTAACTGCCCGACGGTAGCTTGCGGCGTTTCTCTCCCCGTGGTTGCTGGCCTTCGAAGGCGAGGCCAACGTGCACATGACCGCCCGTCTTCGGGTAGCTGATTACCTGGTCCCACATCTCGCCCTCTTCGGCTGCGGTGTCAACGACCAGTTGCGCGAGCTCGTCGGCACCCATGTCCGCAACATCAATGTCGGCGGCAAGGCCGTATACATGCCGCGAGGTCTTCGAACCGCCGATGCGGGCGTTGTAGGCCTTTGACCGGTAGCCCGAGGTGATGCGAATCGGGCGGCCAATACGGTCCCGAAGGTACTGCAGCTTCGGGGCAAGTCGGTCTTTGATCCTTCGCGGCACCGCGCAAATTCCGAAAGCGAGAAGTTCTTCGTGATGTCGCCCATAGCTACCCCTTGACGATGTCCGATACCGGCTTGTCTGACCACAACTTGCACGACCAGTACTTCGCCTTGTTTGGCGGCCCCGGATTGCTGCAGCCGTGCCGACTGCGGAAGTTCTTGCGCCTCTTCGGGTTGTCGCGCTTGATTTCCATCTTCGCGTCACCGAAGCGCACCGTGTACGGCTTGCCGTCGTGCTCGCCCGTCGCGACGAACTTGTGCTTGCCGTACCCGGCTTCGCCTTTCTTGATTCGACGTACCGGCATCACGAAATCTTCGAGTTCAGGGCGTCGAGCCCTTCGATGATCTTGGTGTGTTCGGCTGAGTGCTGCCTCATCATCGCGTCGACCTGGTCGAGATGTCGATCGATACCCCGCTGTACCATAGGCACGACAAGGTCGCGCAAGAGCTTGTAGATGCCGAGACCGACAAGGATGCAGATGATGAGACCGGCACCGGGGCCTGCGAGATAGGGAGCGATGGCTTCAACGGTCATTACGACCCCCTCGCCCATTGTTCGACTGCGGCCCGCAAGCCGAGCGCGTCGAGATGCGAAGCAAGTACGGGCGTCGCTTCGCCGTTTGCAATGCGGGTCTGTATGTCAACAAGCACTTCGGCGACTTGTTGCGACGTCCTGCCTGTCGAAACCATTGCGACCTCGTAGCCGCCCGCCGGTGCGGTCTGCATGTCGGAGGCGAGAAGCGGCCCTTCGGCTTGTATGCTCACCACGAAGTTGCCGTCGGCGTCGAAGCCGGTGTCGTACACGCGAATCATTCGAACCTCCGCACAATGACACGACTACAGGTAATGTCGCCCGTGTTGTTGCAGCTGAAGAAAGCCCGGATGCCGCCGCTGTTTTGATACACCCTGGTGTCATCGTTGCGGCCTACCGCGTCCGAGCCCGCGTTGTATGTCGGCAAACCTTGCGATACGTCGGGCGTCGGGATTGTATGCCCGTCGCTATCCATGAGCTGAACGATTTCGCCGAAATGGACAATAGCGGTAACCGTGCGCGTCGTACGCAAGGCCTGCGTCGTGAGTGTTGCCGTCGACGTTGCGTTTGTCCGTATGCGGACTTGCTCGTTGATTCCGTCGCTCGAAGCGAGGATATAGAAATGCCGGCTATCCCCGCTGTTGTGCGTCGTGTTGTTGCCGATGTTTACTCCAGCCATAAACGCCGACGAACCAGGGTTCGCAGTCAGGTCGACCGTAAGCACAAACGTGATTGCATAGACATAGCGTTGCACGTCGTCGGCGGTGTAGGAGGTCAACCAGTCCGAAGGCCGCATTGAAATCGTACCGGTTGAAGTCGTGTCGGTGCCGCCGTCGATAACGATACCAGACCCGTTTGTCGGTGTGGCCGTGATGCCGCCGCCGTCGTTGTACTTGGAAAGTACGACGTCAATCGTGTCCGCAATGCTTGCAAACGTCAAGGTATGCGTACCGGTCGACAACGACGACGTCGTATCAAGGTCGGTCAAGTCGTAGTCTTTGAGCGTTACCCACGCCCCGCCCGTTGTAGAGCTTCCAATGCTACCGGTGTACACGGCAGTCGCAAGCACATTCGAAGAAGCGTCAAGGGCGTCCAGCTCGATGAGCAGTACCTCCCCATCCGCTTCACCGGCGATGGCGTAGGGGCCGAGGCCGGACCCGCTGATGGTTGCGGAGCCGCTCACGTTGGTCTTCGTCGCGCTGTACGAGGAGATGCGTCCGCCGGGGTCGGTGAATGCGCCGAAGGTGACGGCGGCAAGGCTACCGCCTGCGGCTACCGACTCCGAAGCGGCCGCGGGCGGCGTTACAGGGTCGCTACCGCCCGGCGTAGCACCGCCCGAAGCGCCCGTTGTTGGGTCGAAACAAGGTGCGACGGGCATGGCCTACTCCCGCCAAGTGATGCAGGACTGCGCGAAGTTCGGCGTACCGGCGTCGACCTTCGCGAAGAGGTACAGGTTGCGGTTCGTGCTTGCGAAGAGCTGGAAGACCGGAAGACGAACGGAGAAGGCCGCGCACTTCTCGGTGGCAGTTGTGATGCCCGCAACAAGGTCGGCTTCGGTGTCGGGCACAATCGTGACGTCGCCGTCGGCGTCGAGACAGAGCCGAATGGTCACCTTCGTCGAGCTCGCGGCGTTCGTCAACTTGACGTGGATACCTTCGACGATGCCGTGAAAGAGACCGGCACCCTTGAAGCTCGGAAGTTCGCCCGTCATGTCGTGCACGTGCACATCGGCGGCCGCGAAGGCGGTACCCAACACGGGCACAACGCTCGGCACTTCGAGCGAATCGTGAAGGAAGTTCGTGATGCGGGTCGGCATGGTCTCACCTCTTGCAACGGTCGACGACCTGGTCGTTGTCTCACTCTATCGCACGTCCTCGCGCACCGCCCGGATTGCTTCGGTCTGACGAGCTCGCAGCACGTCCTCGTCGCGAGTGAGCGCAGCCCGACCCCCGAGGGCGCGGCCCGCTGCTGCCGCGGGTCCGCTCGGGAACACTGCCTCGACGTCGACGTTGTTGGTGCTGCCGTACAGCGACGCGGCCATGCCGAGCGCCTGCTCGAGCACGTCGGGCGTCAGCCCCCGCACCGCCTGCAGGTTGCGCAACCCGCGCTGGCTCGGCTCGAAGACGAAGTAGCGCGGCACCCCGTCGCGGGTCTGTCCGAGCGCGAGGAAGGGCGTGCCCTCGGGGGGCTGCACCGCCCACAGCGACGGTTCACCCGGCACCGCGAGCTCCTTTGGCGGGACTACCTGCTGCGGGTCAAGAATGTCGACCGCGGTGTTCCAGGTGCCGTCCTCGTGCCGGGGGTCTGCGTAGTCCGCCGCGAGCAGTGCAGCCCAGAAGGCCGCAGTGTCGTCGAGCTGCGCAAGGTCGACCCGTGGCGCCCCCGGTGCGCCGAGCTCGGCACCCGCTGCCGCTTCGAGCGCATCAAGCACCCCCGGCAGCAGCTCGCTTGCCCCGTAGCGGATGACCTCGCCCGCCCCCTCGAGGCCGGTGTCGAGGGCGCCGCTGTAGTCCGCCCGGCCGGTGGCCTTCGCGACACCCGCGAGACGCTGCACAACGAAGTCGGCGCTGCGGAGCAGGTCGAGGGTCTTCTCGACAGGGCGTACCTGCGGCATGTCGGGGCCGTACACGTGGAGCTGCTGCCCCTCCCGTCCAGCCGGCACGATGCCTAGGGCCTTGAGCGTCCGGTCACCCTCCAGCCCGTAGCGATCCTGCTGCCGCTGGCGAGCGCGCGTGGCCTTCGCGATGCGCGTGGCCTGCTCCGGGTTGCGGGCAACAAGCCGAGCAAACTCCAGCACGTACAGGTACATCTCGCCGGCGTCGGCGAAGAGCTGCCCGACCGTGTTGGTGAGCGCCCCCGGAACCTCGCCGTAGTCGAAGAGGCTGCGCCGGGCGAGGATGGCGGCATCGCTGGGCAACATGCCGTTTGCGACACCGGCCTCGAAGACGCTGCGCCGGTACGACAGCTCGACGGCCTCGGCCGTTCGCATCCAGAAGTTCACGACGTCTGGCCGCACGCTGGCGTCAGCCATTCCCCGCCGCAGCGCCGGCGATGCCGCACGTTCGACGTCGCGCAGAATGTCGCGCGCAAGCCGACCGGCCCGCGCCTGGTCGATGGCGGTAGCGCCAAGGCCCCCGTGCAGCTCGAGCAGGTCATCGAGCACCTTCGGGCTGTAGTACACCCCGTCGGGGTCGGTGACGCCGAGGCCGGTGCGCCGACTCCGGGGGAACAGCGGCACACCCTCGGGGATGACCTTTCCGGCCTGCCGGGCAAGCGCCCGCAGCGTGTTCTCGGCCCCGATGGTGGCGAGCGACACGATGGGCAGCGCCATGAGCCGGCCCGTCAAGTAGGGCAGGTTGGGCAGGTAGTAGCCGTAGCGCATTGCGTACTCGGAGTCCCGCAGTGACTGCCCAAGGCGCCCCGCATGGGCGGCGTACCAGTCCCCCCACCCGAACCGGCCAATGCCCGGCTCGTTGGCGATGACCTGCACAAGCTCGTCGACACTCTCCGCGAGCTTGCGCTCGGTCGCAGGGTCTGCTGCCCGGTAGAACCGCGCCCGGCTCCCCGGTGCTCCCGCTTGCGGGTCGAGGCGCTCGGGCACCCGGAAGAAGCCCCCGGCCCCCTCGGGGGATGCTGCCCGCGCACTGGCTGCGACGTCCTTGACCCGCTCGCCGAACAGCGCCGCTTCGAAGGCCTTGCCATCCAACGCGACCCGCTTGCGTACGCCCTCCTCGATGATGGCGCGGAGCATCGCCCGCTCGACCTCGGGCGCCGGCCCCTTCGCGCGCACGTACCCGTTCGCGACGGCGAGCTCGTCAATCTGCCGCAGCTTCGCGACCGTCGGCACGTCGGTCACAAGGCGTAGCCCTTGGGTGAGGTCGTCTTGCTTGAGTGCGGCAAGCAGGTTCGGCACGTTCTCCGGGCCGTACAGCTCGCCCAGGAGGCGAGAGTACATGGCGTCGGTCGACATGTCGGTGACCTCGCGAGCGAAGACGTTGTCGAGGGCCTGCTCGGCGCTCCGCGTCGTCTTTGCCTCGGCCTTGAGCGCCTGCCGCACCTGCCGAGCGACAGACTTGCCCGCAGCCCGCAGCGCCGTCGCCGTCTTCGCGACGCTAGCCGGTGTGACCTGATACGCCTTAGAGCCGTAAATGGCTGCTATACGGCGCATTAGCGGTCCATAAGCGCCCTTTCCGATGCCTGGGCGCAGCACCGCGAGGCGCTCGACATAGCTGTTGAACTCCGAGACCTTGTCGGCCTTGCGCACCGCGTCAGCGATGTCCGGCACCGCACGGTACGCGGCCTGGAGCTTGACCTGTTCGCGAAGAGCGTTCTGCACCCGAGGCTCAAGGGCGTCAAGACCTCCTGCCTCCTCGACTCGCCGAGCGTACGCCGGCATCTCGTACCGGCGCAGGATGGCGGCCTGTTCCGATGGAGTCTCGGCGCGCTGCAGCGCCTGCACGGCCTCACCGATGACTCGGCGCGTCTCGGCGGCTACCTTCCGGGGCACCGCAACTGCTTCGGACACCATGACAAGGTCGTCGGGTGTGCGCAGCTCGACCTCGGTGAGCATCCGCCTGAATGCATCGTCACTCGGTGACTGCCCCACAGCCCGCGCCATGTCCCGCACGACCTGGGCTGGGGTGTCGCTGCCCTGCTTCACGGCGGCCTTCATCGTGGCGCGCTGCGCGTCGGAGAAGCCCGGCGTTACGTCGAGCACCTTGTCTGCGACGACACGTACGACGCGCCCGTCGCTCGCCCGACCGGGCACGACGATGGCGGCCACGTCTGCCGCTGCGTTGAGCATGCTCCGCTCGGCCCGGCTGGCGGTGTTCGCCTCCGCTGCGGTGATGGCAGCCTCGGCCGCTCGGCGCGCTGTGGGAGTCTCGGTTGCGGCACGCCCGAGGGCAGACAGCGCAGCCCTCGACGACCGGTACGCGGTTCCAGGACCTGCAGGGATGAGCACGTCGCCCAGGGTGCCGCCCCAGAACGCTGCATCGGGAGAGCCGTACAGCTCGACGTAGGCCTGGCGCACATCCGGCGAGTCGACGAAGTCATCACCGAGCCCCCGGTCGCCCTGGATGGTCTGTAGCACTCGTCGGGCCTCGCCCTCAAAGAAGCCCGCAGGGTCTTCGGTGAAGCTCGGCACCTCGACATCGGGGCGCTGCCGTCGTGCGAGCGGGTCGGTGCCAACGGCGTCACGCTGACGCTCGGCCTCGACCGCTACACCGGGCAGCGGCACCGGGAAGGCGAGGGGCACGCCACCCGGCCCACGGGTCGCGACTGCCGGCAGCCCAACCGCCTCGCGGGCCTGCGCGAGCTGGTAGCCGAAGTCGGTCGGGTCGACCGGGTTGCCCTCGGGGTCGACGTCGTACCCAAGGCCCGAGAAGTAGCCCTCGCGCAGCGCAGCCGACAGGAACGCGGGCACACTGCGCAAGGTCGCAGCGGTCGCGCTTTCGTACACGCCGCCCGTCTGCTGGGGCGAGGTCGCTGCCCACTGGAAGGCCTCGGTGACGTAGGGCGACGCCCGTTCCCAGAGGCCAACGTCCTCGCCGGCCTCGCGGCGGGCCTGAATGTCGGCCTTCTGCTGGCGCAATGCCTCGTCTGCCGCTCGCGCCTCGGCCTCGGTCATCACCGGTTGAGCGGCGAAGGTCTCAACGAGCTCTTCGTACACAGTAGGGCGTCGCAGCTCTCCCGTCTCGGGGTCGCGGTACAGTCGCTCGGTCTGCTCGGTGAGGAAACCGGGGAAGGCTTCGTCGGCCTGTTGCCGCACGCGCTGCTCGCTGATGCGAGAGGGGCGCCCCATCGGCAGGAACGCCGTCGGCTCTACCGGTCGGTCTTCGCGCCCCGCGATGACCATCCGTTCGCGCTGGCGTGCCTGCTCCTCCTCGGCTCGCTGCCGCGCACGGGCCTCAAGGGCAGACGGGTCGGGCACCAGGGGGCCACGGGCCTCGAGGGCTTGTTGCACCCGCTCATCGACCAGGTTGCGCAGTCGCTCTTCGGTGGCTTCGGGCGCCTCGAAGGTTGCCGGTGTCGTGGGCAGCTCCGCGCGGGGCAGCTCCGGGGGCAGCTCGTCGACGACAGTAGCCGCCCCCACCTCGAAGGTGGGTAGGTCGAGCAGCGGAGAGGGCGTAGGAGGCTCTACAGGCGTCGCGGTCTCTTCTGCGGGTACAGGCTTTGGTTCGGGCGCTGCCGTGCCCTGTGCGGGCTGTGGGGCCGCTGTTTTGGCCTCTCGCTGCGCGGCCTGCACGAGCTTCCTCGCGGCCTCGGTGTCGCCCTGCTGGTCGGCCCGGTAGGCAGCCCGCATGAGCTGGTTGTACATCGACACGTCAGCCCCCGTAGAGCTCGAGCAGGCGACGCCATTCCTGTAGCTCTTCGGCTGTCGGCCCGTTGTCGGCCGTCGCATCCTCGGGCGGCACAACCTCGCCGCCCAAGGTGAAGTCGGCCTCGAGTGGCGAAATGTCCTTGCCCGGAGCAAGGGGGGCTGGTTTGCCGAGCTCGGCACCGACCTCGGCAGGGGGCACGTAGGACGGGTCGACCGTGACGCGTGCTTCGTCGGCTGTCATCCCTCCCGCTCGAGCCCGTGCGTACCGTGCTGCAAGCGACTGCTGCTGCTCCTGTCCGGTCGAGAGCTGCCGCCCGACATCGCGCAGCAGGCTCGCCTCAAGGTTGTCGCGCTCGCTGCGTGCGGCCTCGATGTCCGCCTCGACCTCTCGGCGCAGGTCCTCGCGGGCCTTCTCGGCGGCCTCGATGCGCTGGCGCTCCTGCTCTTGCAGCTCCCGCTGGTTTGCCGGCGTGACGCCCTCGCGCCGTTGCCGGTCGTAGGCCAGCCCGAAGCCCACAGCCTCGGCAAGCTCGTCGCCTGACAACGTCTTGCCGAGCTGTGCAGCCAAGTCGTCCAGCTTCCAGGGCGTCTTCGTGCTCTCGTACTGGTCCAGGAGGGTCGCGACGCTGCGCTGCACCTTCGTCGACGGCACGAGCTCGTCGGGCACCTCGGCGTAGATGCGGTCCGCCGCTCGGAGGTAGTCGTACTTCGGAGTCCCACGGAACGACAGGTACTTGTCGTCGGGGTCGAGCCCTCGCTGCTGCAGCACCCTTCGCGCAGCCTCTTCGCTGACGCTGCGCTGCACCTCGGGCGTCGCCTGCTGCAGGGAGCGCTGCAGCTGCGTGACCCGAGCAGCCTGCGACAGCCAGCTCGGCTCGAAGTACTTGCGCTGCCGGTTCTGGTAGGCGCCTACAGCCTTCGCGTCGGCGTATACGCCCTTGGCGAAGCGGAAGTCGCGCTCTGCCTGCTCGGGGTCGGTGCCCGTGATGCGTGCAAGCTCCTCGGCGCTCGCGATGCCGTCCTCGAGCATGTCGAGGTAGCTCGTGAGGGCGTCGTCGGCGGTTGCGAAGCTGGTGTCGTCCGGCGCGGGGCTCGACCGTCGACGCTTGGCGATGGCCTCGCCCTCGAAGGCGCCCACGTACCCGAGCGGGCTGCTGTGGTAGACCGCCTCCAGGGCCCGCTGACGGCCCGCCTCCTGCGCCGCCTGCTCGGGGGTGAGTGCAGGGGCACCCGGCCCCCGTGTCGGCCGCTGTGCGACCCGCCCGGCTGCTTGGCGCGCACGCTGCAGCGTCCGCGCCGGTAGGTTGGGCAGCGCCTCAAGGTACGCAAGCGTCGCGTCTGCGGCCTGCTGCGTGAGTGGGCGGTCGGCGCGCCCCAGGAGCGACGCCGCGAGCACGCCGGCCCGGTGGGCCTCGGCCGCCTGCAGGTCGCCGTCGGCATTCGCCTTCTCGACCAGCGACACGACCTCGCGGGGCACTGCCCGAGCTGCTGCGCCGGCGGCGCTGGTCTGCGCTGCGAGCTGCGCGGCGAGCGCCTCGCTGCTGTACGTGGCCTTGAGCACCTCGTCTGCGATGCCCTGCGACGTGCGCTCGGTCGCAAGGCCCGCCTCGAGCTGTGCGAGCGTGTTGCGCTCGGACTGAATGAGCTGCTGAAGGGCTTGCAGCTGCTGCCGCTCGTCACGGATGTCGCGCACGACGGCGTCGTAGGTCGACGCTGCCCGGCGGGCGGCGCTGTACTGCTCCAAGTAGGTCTGCGACTTCGCGGGCATGGCTACAACCGGGTTCCGTAGGGGTTGGGCAGTGCGCCGGTGGCTCGGAGCACCTCGTCGTTGTCAAGCTCCCCGAGCTCGGCCAGCTTGAGCTGCAAGTCGAACTCGCGCTGCTCGTCCAGCTGCTGCCGCTCGAGTTGCTGCTGCGCAAGTACCGCGCCCCCGGCGAGACCGCCCGTCAAGGCCTGTGTGATGCCGGCGGTGCGTGCGGCCTCGGCCTGCATCCGAGCGGCCTGCAGGTCAGCCTCGCGCTGTGCGGTCTCGGCACGTCGCGCCAGGTCGGCCTGTAGCTCCTGCTGTCCCGCTGCGATCGATGCCTCCTGCCGAGCCTGCTGTGCCGCCTGCTCGCGAAGGAAGATGTCCCGCCCGGAGATTGCGCCCCCGGTGGCTGCCTGCGCTGCGAGCTGCTCCTGTTGCTGGCCCTGCAAGGTTCGCTCAAGAGCAACCTGCTCCGCTTGGGCCGCCGACTGCATCGCCTGCCGTTCCCGGCCAGACAGCCCGCGCTGTCGGCGCAGCTCCTCAAGCTCGCGGTCGATGTCCTCGCGGGTGCGCCGGGCGGCGACTGCCTGCCCCACGCCCCCCGCGACGCCGGAAGCAGCCGTGAGGCCGCCCAGGATGAGTGCTGCGGTTCCGATGGCCACGCGACCTCCTACAGGTACCAGACTTCGAGAGCAACCGACCAATTGACGACGGCAGACCGGTCAATCTGCGTCCACGTGCACAGCCCGCAGGTCGTGCGGGTCCCCGCGCTGCGCTCGAAAGCCAGCACGCCGGTGCGCCGCCCGTATCCGTTCGCGGGCGTGTACGGGCGGTCGGCCCCGAGGGGCGCGGTGCTGTTGAAGCCGTCGGGGTTGTTCTTGACCTCCTGCGCGTCGAGCACGTTTCGCCCCGCGGCATCCAGCGTCGCGACGTAGGGGGCGAAGTAGGCGTACCGGTCACCGACGGCAGGGGTGCGCCCCGTCACCGCGGGCACGTCGTCGGGGCCGCTCTCCACCTCGACAGCCCAGTGCAGCAGACACTTCGCGTCTCGGCGCAGGTCGAGGTCAAACGAGGTCGTCGGGACGCGCCGCCAGGCCGCCAGCGACGTGCCGAAGCCCGCGCCAGTGAGGTAGCTCGTCGAGAACTGGAGCTGCACCAGTGCCCCCGAGGACTGCCCGCCCTGGTAGCCGGTCACGCCGTGCTGCAGACCGGTGATGGCGTCGTAGCGCGGAGGCTGTACGTGCCGGGTGTCCACCCACTGAGAAGCGAGCAGGTCGGCTTGCACGATGCCGTCGTGCAGGTACACCCGCAGCGCGTCGACGTTGCCCTGCACCTCGGTGGCAAGCAGCGTCGTCCCGTCGGCAAACGTGTTGGGCTTGCTGTACGCCATCTACTTGATCCTGTTGACCATGGTGACGAGCCTGCCGCCAGTGTACTGCAGGCTTACTCCTCCAGCAGGCGCGATGTCGTGCACAAGGGCGTTGGTGCCGCCCGTTGTTGCCCGGTACGGGTGCATGACGCCGAGTATCACGACTCTTAGACCGTAGATGGTGCGCGTGAAGCCCGACACGTAGTGCCACGAGCCCGAGACACCACGCCAGCCAGCGTCGCGCGTCTCCTCTCTCGCGCCAGAGCTGCTGTCGCCGTTGCGGACGTTCCGCATCCAGACCGACCACAGCGGAATGATGGTGGTTGCGCCGCAGTTCTGCAGCGTGTTGCCGTAGTACCCGCCCCCGATGAGCGTCTGAAAGTCGCCCTGCCCCGGCACCTCGGTCCAGTTGGTGAGCGTGGCGTCGGTGACGTCCCATTGCAGCCACGCCGCGAAGCAGCCGGCCGAGGTCGAGACGTCCAGGTTCCCACCGCCGCCCGTGCCGGTGATGGTGTTGTACTGCAAGCCCAGCGCCCAGGGTGTGCCAGAGAGCTCGGCAGCGACGGACAGCGACCAGTACACGCGCAGCACGTCGTTCGTCGTGATGCTGAGGCCGCCCGTATAGGTGGCGATTGTCGGATTCGCCGCCCCGTCTTGGAGCACCGAAAACGACCCTGGTGTGGTGCCCTTCGCGCTGTCGCTCACCGGGGCCGCGTGCAGCAGGTCGCTCTTCCCAAGGTCGTCGACCTGCATGAACGGTGCTTGGAACCCCGTCTTCGCGAGCTGCGGAAGGTCGACCGCCCCGTCGCGGGTGTTGAACTGGTCGAGAGCACCTGCCTGCGAGAAGTCGTCAAAGCGGTCGTTGAGACTGGCCGCGGTGACGTCGTCGCCGTCGACGATGCGGGCCCGGTTGATTCGGCTCATCGCCACCTTCCAATGCCAAGGAAGCGCATGGAGTAGACGTGCGCCTGACACAGCGGGTCGTTGCTGCTGTGCTCCTCGATGATGTCGTCGTACGTCGTGTCGGTGAGTCGTATCTGCGCCTCAACCGGAAGGTCGCCCTGCTCGAAGATGCCGGTGCCGAAGATGCGAAAGCCCTCGTGCATCGCCGGGCCGAGCTCTTCGACGAGCACGCGGCCCGCGACGAGCAGGCGCAGCCGGACGTAGCGAGGCACGCCCTCGACGTTGGCGAGCAGTGGCTGCGTTGACGCCGGGTAGACGTAGGCGTTCCCCGCCCACTCCGCGAAGAGACTGCCGCCCTTGAACGCCGTGAGCGTCGTAGTCGCGACCGTAGTCCAGCCACCCGTGTAGAGCTGGTAGGTGAAGGCCTTCCAGTTGTTCAGCGGCGTGTCGTCGTCGACGACCGCCTCCTGCTCCCCGGTGATTCCCCATGGGTTTTCGAGGTAGAACCGGTGCAGCGCGTAGTCAACGAGGCGTGTCTCGTCGATGCACGCCGCAGGAAGCTGCGAACGGTCGAGGGCGGTGATGCTTGACTGCGAGCTCGTCATCTCGCGCTGAATGCTGTCGGGAGACACAACGCCCCCCTGCCGCACCTCGCGCTGGGTCCACTTCTTCACGCCCTCACCCCCATCGTCGTGCGGGTCTTGCCCATCTTGTACTCTACCTCGTAGCCCACGAGCACAAGGTCGTCGGTCGTCGACATCTCGAACGCAAACCAGGCGCACGACATCTGGGCGACCGACACCCGCAGAGGCACAAGCCGAGCCTGCCTGTACTGCGTGGCCGTGCCGAGGGTGGCAGTGTTGAACACGGGCAATCCGGTCGCGTCGGGGGGCTGCGCTTGGTAGCTCCGCTCCTCGACAGCGGTGAGCGAGAAGTCCTTGAGGTGCTTCACCGTGACGACGGGTTGCCCGGTGGTGAGCACCCACACCGTCACGTACTGCACCTGCTTCTGCTGCTGCGGGTCTCCGAGGTCGTTCCACACCGACCGGTAGATGCTCGTGGGCGGGTCGGCGTACACGAAGGACTGCTCGACGATGGTGCCCCCCATCGCCCGCCGCCCAGTGATGAGGAACAGCCCCGCTTCACTGTTCGCACCGGCCTCGAACCCGGTGTGATGCCCGAAGATGAGCGTGCCGTCGTAGAGCGTCGACAAGGCCCCCACCGGGAACCCCGTGCGGGTCGACCAGGGGGACAGGGACGTCTCGAGCAGGTCGAGGTGCAGTACGAAGCCCAGCGACGGGCGGTCCTGTCCGTCTGCGGGGGCATAGACGTGGTATTCGCGCGTCTTCGCGCTGTAGGCCCCCACCGCCTTCGGGTGCAGGTCGGGGGTGAGGCGCTCGATGAGCTCCTGCTGCGAGGTCGTGAGCTTGAGCACGTCGAAGGTGCTGCCACCCTGCAAGCCCCCGACGATGGCGTACACGCCGTCGAGCGCCAGGAACACAAGGCCAAGACCGGGAACCGCGGCGACACTGTGGGGGGCTCGGCACGTCACCCCGGTCGCGATGGTCGAGGAGGAGAACCCTGAGGCCGCGTCGCCTGTCACCACGTCGACCGCGTTCTCGCGGAACACGACGAGGGCCGCGTAGTGGGGGAAGATACAGGTGACGCCCCCGGCCGTCTGCCCGCCGAGGCGCAGGAAGCCATCGGCCGCGAACTCCTCGATGCGGCCTGGCCGGCTGTAGTACAGCGTGTCGGCGTCCTCGAGGCCACCATCGAGCCAGAGCGACCCAGCCCAGAACGCCGAGAAGCGGGCGCGCGGAGCTGGCAGCCCGACGGTAGGCACGGTGGGAGCCGGCACCAGTAGGTTCGCCGTCGTCACCGCGTCGAAGTAGATGTCGTCGACGTTGTTGCGGATGCGCCCGACCTCGTACAACCGGTCATCGCCCTGCCGCACGTAGTCGTCGGAGTAGTTGGGGGTGCGGTAGAGCACCCGCCCTACCGTGCCGTCGGGACCGGTGGGCACACGCAGCGCAATCGCTGCCCGAAAGCCTTTTGCTGTCGTCGGCATCGTCCACGACAGCGTGGCCGGTGTCGACAGGGGCGACTCGCTCCCCGTGTCGGTGATGAAGCTCACCGACCAGTCGAACAGCGATTGCTGGTCGCTGTCGGCCTCGCCCCTCGGAAAGCCAAGCCCCCACCGCCCCGCGGTCTCGCCAGGGACGCCGGCCGAAAAGGGGCACCACAGCGCCAAGCGGCCGCCCGAGGCTGTCCGCTGTGACTGTGTGCCGGGATCCATGGGTTCATTGCGCATGGGCTCGATTGGAGGGGGGAAACCCCCGAAGCCCAGAGCGCGGACCGTGTTGCCGATGGCGCTCGCCGATTCGGTGATGTCGCCCAGGGGCCACGGGCGGACGATGACGGGGCGGTCGACGCCGTTGGTCACAACCGTGCGGTCGCCGATGTCGGTGTACCAGCTGCCCGCCTCGGTCGCCGTCGGAATGTGCCGGTTGGCCTGCACCGTGCGGGTCACCCCGGTGCCGGCAATGTCGTACACGAGCTGCAGCGCCCCATCGGCCTCGAACATGACGACCTGTCGGGCGCCTTGGGCGAGGTGCTGCGCAACGTGCAGACTGTAGACCGGTCCAGTAGTGCCGAAAGGCGAGAATCCTGCGGCTTGATTTGGGTTCCAACGCTCGTACCCAACACGGGACGAGAACCCACCGGTTCGCGGGTCGATTGTCCAGTTCTCAAGCTCCTGCGCGTTCTGCGGGTTGCCGGGCAGTCGGGTCTCGACGCCGCCCGCCGTGGGCGCCTGGAAGGTGGTGCCGCGCATGGTGCCTCCTCAGGGCGTGAAGGTGAGGGGGCCGTAGGGGTTCGGGTAGTACCGGGCGTTCGTGTACCGCTCGCCCTTGATGATGCGCCGGGGCACACCCTTCAGGTAGCGCGCTTCCATCGCCTGGAACAACGCCATCTTCTTGCGGGCGTAGACCTGCGACAGCGCCGCGTTGTCGTGCTTGAGACACAGCTGTTCCATGGCAGCGTAGGCGATGACCTGCGCGTAGGCCTCGGGAACAAGCGGCGTGTCGTGGTCTTCCTGCATGTCCTGCGGCGCCATGAGCCGGCGCAGGCGCATTCGGGTGTTCTCGCTCGGATGCGGGTACAGCTCGAAGCCGCGGTACACGCCCCCGGTCGTGCGGTAGCGCAGCGCCGTCTCGGCGAAGGCCTGCGACTGCAGCAGCGACACGCGGGTGTCCGCTGCGATGGTGGTGGCGCCCGCCGGCGAGACCGTGTCGGTGCTGAGTGACGCGTCTCGGATGCGCACCGGGGCGTCGATGCCGAGCTCGGTGCAGGTGAAGTAGTAGCGACGGTACAGCCCGGTCTGGTTGTTGAGCGTCTCGGGGGTGAGCGACAGCTCTTCGTTGTCCTGCAGCGTGATGTCGAACGCCGGGGACAGCGCCGACTCGAAGCCGCCCGAGTACTGTGCTGGGTATTCGACCGGGGCCGACGTGCCGGGAGCCCGCACGTTGACCATGTAGACCTGGAGCGTCCGCACGCCGCGACCTGCCCCGGGGGTGGTGACCGCGACGCCCGTAGCTGCCCGAGGGGCCCGCACCCTGCGGCTACGAGAGGGCATGAAGGCGGTCGGCGTTCCGAGCTGGTTGGGGTCAAGCTGGACGTCGTCCCGCGTCCACTTCGACAGCTGCACCTGCGTGCGGGGCAGTGCGTCGGTCATGTCGAGCACGCTCTCGACGGTCATCGTGTCGGACGGCATGTAGACCTGGCGCTGCCGCACCGTCGTGTCGTAGCTGCCCGTGGTGCCAACGAACTGCGTCGTGAGGTACAGCGTCGTGCTGTTCGCGACCCACGCGACCTCGTACTCACGGCCGTCGATGCGAACCGTGCCGCCGTCAAGCGTGCTGCCGGGCCGCACCGTCGAGGGCGACACCGGGAAGCCGGTGCCGGTGACTGTGGCCGAGCCGTTGGTGGCCGCGAGGGTGAACGGCGCGTCGGTCCGCACCTCGAGGTCGTCCTCGACGACGCTGAACGACCACGGGCGGTCGGTCAAGATGCGCGTCTGCGCGTCGTTGAGCAGCGTTGTCAGCTGGTTTTCGTAGGTGACGTTCGTGGGGTCGTAGTCGAGCAGGTTGCCCAAGAACGCCCGCAGGTCTGCGAGGTTCATGTCACGTCACCGCATGCCCTGGAAGAAGGTGGGTCGGCCGATGCGGGCAAGGACATCGACCGACCCGGAGGCTGGGGGAGCCTCAGAACCGCTTGTACACGTGCACCGGCGCGACGTTGGCCGCGGCGAGCTCAAGGCACACGCCGCAGATGACCACGTTCGCAGCGTCGGCAGCGTCGGCCCGGCCGTTGGTGGTGTCCACCGACAGCGGAGCGTTGAGCGCGACGCCCGTGGTGACCTTCGCGGTCGGGTAGTAGCCGGCGACGACGACGTCGAGGCGCTCACCCGCAGCGGCGTCCTCGGTGGCGACACCGATGGCGACACCACCCGTGGCCGAGGCGGCGGCCTCGACGACGTACAGCACGCGGTCGGCACCCGCCTGCGAGGAGTCGAGCGCGACCCAGTCGCCTTCGGAAATCGCACCACCTGCAAGGAAGGTCTCGACCTGGCGGCGGTTGGAGCTGTCTCCAGCCTCACCGGCCGCAAGGAACTGAATGAGAGACGAGGTAGCCATGGTCAGCTCTCCGCGTTGAGAAGGACACCGTGCGAGGCGAGGTGGCCGGTGACGAGCTGAACGCGGCTAATGACCTGCGCGGCCTTGGTGGCCGTGCCGGGCACCGGCAGCATGTCGCTCACGGTGAAGAAGGCGTCGGTGTCTGCGTACAGCTGGAACTGCGACGAGGACAGCGCGAAGGCCGACACGTTGGCGCCGGCGGCGTTGGCGTAGCCAAGGTTCGGCTCGATGTAGATCTTGGCGCCGCGCCACATGGCGACCATGCCCGAGTCGAGGCTCTCGCGGTCGCTGCTGCTGACGTAGCGCACCGAGGACTGTTGCAAGGCCTGGAACGCGGCGAAGGCGCTCGGGGACATGAACAGCAGGTCAGGGAACTCGCCGGCGGGGTTGAAGATTTGGCAGTTGATGAAGAGCTCGTCAAGGTCTTCGAGGCTCATCGTGCCGCCCGCGTCCTGCAACTGGTTGAACCAGTTTTCGGAGCGGTAGGTGGTCTTGGCGAGACCGCCGACGGTGTTGAGCTGCGAGCCGGTAGCCACGCCCTCAAGCCAGCCCGTGGTCTCGGCGGCGACGGTCGCGGTGCCCATGCCGTTCAGGGTCTGCAGGGTGCCGAGGGTGCTGCCGCCCACGAAGACGCGCTTCGAGACCGCCTTGCGGAGGCCGAGCATCACGTTGGACATCTTCGCTTCGAGGATGTTCACCACGGCCGTCTCGCCCTTGTTGGCGAGCTCTTCAACCGCCGACAGGATGATGGGCTGCGTGAAGTTCGAGTACTCGTACTTCGCGACGTTGAACGGGTCGGTGACCGCCATGTTCACCGGCTCGAAGCCGTTGGTGAGCTCGGTGATTTGCGAGTGCTCGCCGAAGATGACGGGCTGCTCGACACGGGAACCGCCCGAGACGCGGACAAGGTTGCCCGCCTGCTCGATGGCCCGGAAGAGCGGGTGCGCGAGGTAGCTGTTGTCGACGAGCTTGTCGCGCAGCAGCTGCAGGGTGGTACTGAGTACCGAGGTGGGGGGAGCCATGCGAAGGCCTCCGAGTGCGTGGTTGGACAGTATTGGGGGGCGTCATCCATGAGGACTGCCGAGCACTCGCAGACTCCACTATGGGGTGGTCAGCTGTGCCGACAGTGTATCGCGTGTCACCGCCCCGCGGCAAGTTCCTTCGCCAGGGCAAGGATGTCGGCGTGACTCATCTTCTTCAGGTCGCGCGCCGCGGGCTTCCGGGGGGCTGTGCCCTTCCGGGGCATGCCTGTCCCCTTGACGGCTGCCTTGCGCCGTGCTGTGCGCTCGGCCTTCGCTCGAGCAGTCGCTTCCGACGCTGCCCGGCGGTTGCGACGGCCCTGGACCGCATAGTAGGCGGTCTCCAGGTCGAGCGTCGGGTTGGCCTCAAGCGCCTGCTGCACCTCGGCACGCAGCTCGGTGTCGGTCTCGAAGTCGGGATGCGTCTGTACAAAGCCCTGGTACGCCTCTTCGGCCGCCATGAGCTCGTATTCCCTCTGCATCGGCGTGAGCGCTTCTTGCAGCCGCTTCGCGACCTCGGCTTCGATGCGTGCCTGCACGCTCGCCTCGTTGAACGGGTCGAAGTCCCCGAGCTCGGCAGGGTCCTTCGGCTTGACCTGCGCGAATCCCCGCTGCAGCGCCTCGCGCTCGCGCAGGACGTCCTTCTTCATCTGGGCGACCTCCTGCGTCTTGCGCGTGTAGTCGCCCTGCATGCCCTTCATCAAGGCCGCGATGTCCGGCGGCACCCGACGCATCGCCTCTTCCCACGACAGCGCGGGGCGGCCGTCAGGTGCCTCGGGTGCCTCCGCCTCCGGGGTCTCGGCAACCTCCGGAGTTTCGGGTGCTTCGGGTGCCGTTTCCACGGCTTCGGGTGCTGCTGCTGCTGCTTCTTCCATGTCTTGCCCTTGGTCTCTCACTTGGCGAGGTACAGGGGCGTCCCCTGCCCCGAGTACCACGCCGGGTTGTAGCCGGGGCCCAGTGCGAACTGCACGGGCTTCCCGAAGAACGTGTTGCCGAGCTCGAGGGTTGAGACCCCACGAATTCGGCTCACAATGAACGTACGCCAGCCCGGCAGCTCACCGGTAGCGGTGGCACTGCGCGGGTCGACGTAGAGGTGAAGGTACGTCGTGCCGTTCGTCCCCTTCCACATGGCGTGCGGGTTCCCCACGCGCACACCGGCACGACCAGGCACGCCGGGCTCTTGCCATTTGTCCTCATAGTAGAAGGACACGGGCTGCCGTCGGGTGATGCCTTCGGCAAGGTTGCCGGCTTCGCCGATACCCTCAATCGTCCGATAGTACGCTTGTTTTCGCGTAGTCGGAATGATGGTAGCGGCCTTCTGGCGAAAGCCGAAGGCCTCTTTGAGGCGCAGGGCGAGCGACTTGAACGGCATGAGCTACCGCCGCATACGGGACGCGAAGTCGAAGGCCTCAACCTCTTCAGGGGGCGCCGCGGTCACCTCGACTTCGACCTGCGCCTCGTCGACCTCCTCAGAGGGCTCTTCGAGGAAGGCCTTGAACTCCGCGTCGTTGGCGAGCTCGGTGAGCGCCGCGGTCGTGCGGGTGAGCGCAGCCTCGTCTCGCATCTCCTCCAGACGGATGGGGAGCGGCTTGCCGTAGTCCTCGGCAGCGGTGGCCACCATCGACAGGAAGCGCACGAGGTCGGGGTCGAGGCTCTCCTGCGGCCCGGTGTAGGTCTCGGGCTCGACTGCCATGTCGAACAGGGCGAGCACGTCGGCCAGCGCATTCGCGAGGCTGGTGACGACCTTCGGGTTGTACGGACGCATCGGCGGCGGGATGAGAGACGCGAGGGCGTCGCCCATCATCATGTCGGCGTCTTCGGCAACACCCTGCAGCGCAGGGTCGGGGATGGAAGCACCAGGGTCGAACGGCATCATCTACTCCACTGGAGTCGGAACGGGGGGCACGGCGCCCTCGGGCGGAAGGCCCTCGGGGAGAGGCTCGGGGGGAGGCGGCGCTGCCTGCCCGAGCTCTTCGGGAAGCTGGAAGGTACGCACGACCTCTTCGAGTAGTGCAGACGCGGGCGTACCGAGCTGCAGAAGGAGCGGGGCGAGCTCGACAAGCGACTGCCGCTTCGCCAGGTCGCCGGCCGGGGTGCTGCCCGCGTCGACCGCCCAATACCGGAAGTCGCCCGTGAGGTCGTCGGCAGACAGCATCGTGGGGCCGACCGGGTTCGGCAACGCAAGAGGCTCGGCCTCGTCGCCCAGGATGACCGACAGCATGACGTTGTAGGTGCGCGCAATGCTCGTGATGACCTCGTCGCGCTGCCGAGCCATGCGGCCAATCTCCGAGCTGGTGTAGCTCGCGAGCAGGTTCTGCTCGGTGGCCGTGGCCTTCGTGACCTCGCCCCGTGTGAAGGGCGCGAGCAGTCCGGCCTCGCGAATGTCGGCCTCGACGGTCTGCGAGTACAGCGAGATGTCTGCCGGGATGGGGGCCTGCGGTGCCGGGATGATGTTGCCCTCGAGCGGCATGCCCGGCTGCAGGTCGACCTCGATGACCTCGCCGTCGCGGCCCGCCGACAGCTTCGCGACCGCGTCCTCGGACATGAAGCCGGCCCGCATGAACCACTGCCGGGCCATGCGCCGCACGCCCTGCGCTTGGTACGTGCGCATGACGTTCAGCTCGCGGAACTGGTCGTAGCTGCGGTCGACGAGGCTGTAGCCCCGAAGCGGTACGCCGGGGTCGCGCGAGAAGTACAGCGGCACGATGGGCACGACCGGGCGACCGCTCGCGCTCTTGTACGGAATGCCCGTCTCCTCGTGCTCGAGCTCGGGCTCGACGTCGTCGCCTTCTGCCGCCTCGGGGTCGAGGGCGCCAACCTGCACCGTCACGCCCTGGAAGAGGAACTCCTGCCCGCTGTTGTAGTCGGGCGACCACACGAGCAGCTTGTCGTCGACCAGGTCGTACAGCTCGACGACCCGCACCCACTTGTCGTACTGGCCTTCCCGCTGCGTCTCGGTGCCCGGCTGCGTGTTCCGCCGGGTGTCAATCCACCGGGCGTAGGCGCGGGGCGTGAAGTCCTCGGGCGCCGTCTCGAAGCGCACCGCCGCCTCGTCGAGCGGCAGCAAGTAGGTGTGCCCCACCCAGCGTTGGTGGCCCCAGCTGCCCGCCGTGTCGTCGACGATGACCGCCCAAGGCTCAAGGGCTGTCGACGCGACGCGCTTGAGCGGGTCGACCGACTCGACCGGGGCGAGCTTCACGAAGGCGCAGGGGTAGATGAGCGCGAGGCGCGTGGCATCCTCGATGACGTTGCGGACCGTCAGCAGGTACTGGTTCGCCGTCGCCGCGGCGACCTCCGGGTTGCCCCGTCCACGCAGGTCTGACTGAACGAACACGCTCGGGTTCCGCGCGTACAGGCTGCCGAGGTAGCTCTCGACGACCGCGTACGCCTTCGGCACCTCGGTCCGCAAGATGCCGTCGGCGCTGTCGTACTCCCGGTCCGACCAGAACCGCGTGAAGTACACGCTGCGCAGCTCCCGCATCCGAGGGCGCTTGTCCTGCCAGTACTCGTCGTGCTGCTCGACAATCTCTTGCACGTTTTGGGGGGTCAGCATTAGCACCTCAGAACGGCAGCGAGCTCGCCCGCAGTCGACGTGCCCGGCTCCGGGCAATCAGGTCGTTCATGCGGTGTCGCTGGGATTGTAGCGCAGCTGTGCGCCAAGTTGCAGGTATGTCGCGAAGACACCGGTACGCAAGGGCGATTGCGACCGCAGCGTCATCGTGGGCGCCCTTCGGGGCCTCGGGGGCGACCTTGCCCTCGGGGACCGTCAGCCCCCGCAGCTCCATCCATGTCGGCCGGTCCATGACCTGTATCTGCTGCATCGCCTCGCGCAGCGTGTCGAAGGCGTCCAGCTTCGACTGCAACGTCGTCACCCACGGCTTCCCCTGCGGAGACCGCCACTGCTGCCGGTAGCCGCAGGTGTTCAGTTCAAGCAGCAGCGCGTGCCCGTGGTTGTTGCTCTCGGCGAGTACAAGCGCCTGGTTGTACCGGCTCGCGACCTGAACGACGCGGTGCGCCCACTTCGACGGCGTCGCCCGGTTGCTGCGCTCGGCGTACACCGGCTGACGCGTGGCCACCGACACGACGCACAGCGCCGAGTAGTCCCCCCCGACACCGCCCCCGACGTCGACGCCCATGACGTAGCGGTCGTGCGGGTGCGGGGCCTCTATCTCTCGGCCGCCCCCGTCCGACAGCGCTGCATGGTCGATGACGTGGACACCCTGCAGAAGCTGGTCGTCGAACCATCCGCCCTTCCTGTTGAGGAAGCAGTCGTCGAGGCAGCCAGGGTACTCCCGCTTGAATTTGTGCTCGCCCAGGGTGGCGAGGTAGCGGCGACGCCACACGAGCTGCCCGAGCGACAGCCCGTAGCGCTCGGCCTGCTCCTGCTCGGCCTCGGTTGGCTCGAAGTCGTCGGGCACCGAGTCGCAGTAGGCCGGGTGCTCCCACCACCAGTGCGTGATGACGTGCCAACCGTTCTCGGGAGCGCCCGCGATGATGCGCGAGAAGGCGTCGCCGGGGTTGTTGGCTGTGCTCTCGACCATGAGCAGCCCGTCACCGACCGCCGCCAACGCTTGCGCGAGCAGCTCCTCTTGGTCAGGCGCGAAGGCGAACTCGGACAGCAGCGCAGCGGTCGGGGCAAACGAGCGCAGCCCGGTCTGGCTCCTCGAGGTGAAGGCCTTGAGGCTCGCCCCCGTGTCGGAGTAGCGCAGCTCACCCTTCGCCCGCGTGTCCAGCTCCCGCTGCAACAGGGCCGGCGGGTGGCGCAGCCAGCGCCGGTGGTCATCGAGCAGCGCCGTCGCACTCTCGGCCCGGAGTGACACGAGCGCGTGCATGCTCTCGGTCTCCGTCGACGTCCACAGCTGGTGAAGCACGAACTTGCACGCTGTCGTCGCTGCGACCTGGCGCGCCTTGATGGCCGCGATGCGCTTGTGCCCTGCCTCGACTGCCGCGAAGATCTTGGTCTGCATCGGCAGAGGGTCGAACGCAATCTCCTGCTTGCTGTCCTTGTGCTGCACTTTGTGCACGCGGCAGAAGGTCGAGGGCGACCTGACGAGCTCGGCAACTTGGTCGCGCAGTGCCGGGGGCACCGTCGGCGGCACGAAGGTCAGCACGCCAGACCCTCGAGCGCGGCATCGACTGCTGCCCTCGCCTCCTCACACGTGTCGCACGCGCCCCCATCGAGGCGCTGCAAGGTGAGGGGGCACATCACCGACCACGCCCAACGACCGCCCGAAGGGTAGCACTCCCCATCGAGTAGCGGACGGCGCAGTGTCCGTGCCCAACTTGCCCCCATCCTTGCCCATGGTGTCGCTACCTCGACCGGCAGCCCCGTCTTCGTCGTCTGCATGGCTTGCCCTCCGTGCAGTGGTTCAGGAGTCACCCACCAAGCGTAGCACGTTGCGCAGCTCCTCAAGCTCGGGTGTCTCGACCTCTGGCGCTTTCCTTTCTCGTGCGACGTCGAGCACCCGCCAGGCCGCATCGAGCTGCGCCTTGTTCGGCCGCTTCGTGCCCCGCAGCACACCCTCGAGCAGCCCGATGGCGTCTGGTGCCAGCTTCGCAAGAGCGAGTTCAATTTCCTCGCTTGACATCGTGTGCCCCGTGTGGTCGGTCGCTGACATGAACTCTCCATTCAGAATTGCCGAGAACGCAGTATTCATCACCCCTGAACTGTCATTATACCGTGGTAGTGCACCTTCTCGCAAACACAGTGCAGGGTTAAATCGCGAAAGTAGAAGTGGTTGTTTTTTTGCCGGCTAATACTTTCACAAGAGGGGCTTGCACTGTGAAGTTGAGAACGCCGATGACCAGCACTAAAAGACAGTGCAGGGGTGATGAATAGCGCATTCTCGACGACTGTTAGCGAGAATGCCGTGCGTGTGGATGGTCTCGCCAATGACACAACTGTGACCGAACCATGACAGAGTAACCACTACCGACATCCGTCCGAAACGGTGTAAGGTCTTCGTGTCACCTGGAGACCCGATGCGCGAACACCTCGAAGCAGCCGCAGGGGCGGCCGTCATCTTCCTCACCCTCTACCTGTGGATGCTCGCATGAACTCCGACACTCTACTGCACCTCATGACCCGTGACGAGCTCGTCGCTGCAGGCTGGACGCTCCACACACTCAACGGCAAGTCGTGGCCCACCTGCGCCCCAAGCGACTACATCAAGGCGCTGCTGCGTGACGGCACGACCGTCGAGGGCTTCTGCGACGACTTCCGCTGGATGCGGTCGATTCTCGGTCAGCGCGACGATGACGTCACCGCATGGCGGCTCGCATGACCGCGCACGGACACTGTCGCGCCGACGACTACCGGCGCAAGCTCATCGGCCTGGTCGGGCGTGTCGCGGCTCGGCGCTATGCGCTCGACCCTGCCGAGCTCGGCGGCTTCTGCAAGCTGCTCAACCGAGACACGGGCCGCGTGCTGTGGCTGCGGGTCAAGGGACGCGCGACGCTGCGCTACACCGAGCCGACCGACTACGCCGTCGCCCGAATGCTCTGCACGCCCGACGAGCTGTGCCAGCTCCGGCGCGAAGCACTCACCCTCTCCCACACCTGAAGGACAGACCATGACCACCAAGGGCAAGACCCCCGAAGACATCGTGCGGCAGATTGTCGTGTCGCACGGCTTGCTGCACGAACAAGTTGAGAGCCTGAACATGGCCATCGCCAGGGCGATGCAAGACGTGCGGCGCGTAGACTACGACGGTCCGCGCATTGCGCTCGCCGCCAAGGTCGAGGACGCTCTGAGGCCAATCGTCGACGCTGTCGTTGAGACGTCTCTCGATGAAATTCGACGCATGCACAAGCTCTCGCCCGCCGCCATCGAGCGGCTTCAGGAGGACTGATGCAACTTCGACCCATCCTGAACGAAGACATGGGCCGCGACATCCGCCTCGCGGCAGCTCACGCCGGCATGACCACGACCGACTACCTGCACACGGTCGTTCACGAGCTTGTGCGCGACGACCTTCGGCGCCGCCAGCAAGCCGCGGGCCTCATCGAAGCCTGCAAGGCGACGCTCGAAGACGGCGTGCCCGTCGTCCGTGACCCCTACACTTGACCGCTCACGCTGCAGGGTGTGCATTCATCCTTTCGGCCTGACAAGGCCATGCGCAGTGGCCCGCATGCCCTGCAGCACCACCTTCACCTGGAACCGTCATGTCTGACCGTGCCCTCGGCCGCTTGCTCATGCGCGCCGTCGCCGTCATTCTCATCCTTCTCCTCGGCTACTACCTCGGCTTCCGCGACGGCAATGCTGACGGCATTGACCTCGGGATTCGCATCGGTGAGCTTCGCAGCGACCCCGGACAGGGTGACCTGACATGAAAGCCATCGACGCCCGTGTGCAAGTTGTGTGGCCCACACCGCCGAAGGGTCTGCAGTACGTGCGGCAGACTCTGCCCGGGGGCGAATACATCTCGACCGGCATGTTCCGGCAGGGCACCGTCGACGACAAGGGCCGGGGCCGCACCTTCGACAACTGCGAGCGCGTCACGTCGCTCTTCTTCGACCTGGACATGCTTGGGCTGTACGATGCCATCCGCCTGTCTCGGGGCAGAGTCCTCGAGGCTCGTGCCCAGGAGCGCAAGGCCCGGCTCTACCGCCTCGACGACAGGGCACGCGACAGCCTGTTGAAGCTCATGCTCGAGGAGTACGTGCCGCAGCTCGAGGCGGTCACGGGGCTCCCCCCGAGCCTCGTGCTCATGTCGGGCTGGGGCTTCCATGTGCACTACGCAGTGGCCGAAGAGGTTGGCGGCGAGAAGGTCGCCCTGCGAGCCCTGCACGCTGCCATCGTCGACCAGGTCAACCTGCAGGTCGCCGAGCTCGCGAACGGCATGCAGCCCCCGCTCACCTCGTACACCTCGGCCTTCGACCGCACGCACGACGTCGGCGCCCGCCTGTGCCGTCTGCCCGGAAGCGTGAACCGAAAGGCCGCAGGCCGACACCTCGAGGTCGAGGTCGTCACCTCCTCACCGACTGCGTTGTCGCGTGCCGACCTCGTGCGACTGCAGGACGCCCTGTCCACGCTCGTCGACGAGCACGCCCCGGCTGCTCCAGCCGCGGCCGACATCGCCCCGAAGCAGAAGAAGCCCCGGCAGTCCCGTACGGTCGAGGTCGACTTCCGCGCGCAGCGTCTGCCCGACGGCAGGAGCTGGCAGGCCCTCGTCGACAGCCTTGGGCCGGGTGAGCGCCTGAAGGTCGTGTGCCCCTTCGGGGGGAGCACCATCGGCTCGGGCTTCTTTGCTCGCGAGCTGGACGGCCGAACCCGCTACTACTCGGGGCCGAGCGCCTCGACGTACTGGAACACCCACAACACGCCGACGGTCTCCGGGCTCGCCGAGCTCGTGCGCAAGCCGCCGAAGAAGAAGGGCGAGCTCGGTGACGTGGCGAACACGGTGAGCAACCTCGCCCGAATGCTGACACACGACACGACCTTCGACCTCTGGTACGACGCCTTCGCCGAACGCGAGATGAATGGGCAGGAACCGGTCTGCGACACGACCTGGATTGAGGTCATGGCTCACATGGAAGGCGCGTACAGCTGGAACTGGAACGTCGGCCGCGAGCGCCTCTACAGCACCATCGAGTACGTCGCCCGGCAGCACACCCGCAACCCTCTCCGCGAGTACATCGACGGGCTCAAGTGGGATGGCCGCCCCCGCATTGAGGCGCTCTTCGTGGAGACGCTCGGCTGCGAAGACCTGCACATCTACCGCGCCTACGGGCGCCGCTTCCTGCTGTCGCTCATGGCGCGGCTGTACGAGCCCGGCTGCAAGGTCGACACCGTGCTGACGCTGCAAGGGCGGCAAGGCATCGGCAAGAGCAAGCTCTTCCGCCGCCTGGTCGACCTGCCCGGCTTCGAAGGCGAGCTGTTCAGTGACACCCGAATGAACCTGCGCGACAAAGACAGCTACCTGCAGCTCTACTGCTGTTGGCTGTACGAAGACGCCGAGCTCGCCGGGAGCAGCACCGCCGACCAGGAAACCCGCAAGGCCTTCATCGCCTCGAGCGTCGACCGTCTGCGGCCCCCGTTCGGCCGCAAGGTGCGAACGTACCGTCGGCACACCGTCATCGTCGCCACCACCAACGAGCGCGACTTCCTCCGCGACCGCACGGGCGACCGTCGGTACTGGGTCATCGCCTGCGGGAACAAGCCCGTCGACCTCGACTACATCGACAAGCACCGCGACCAGCTGCTTGCAGAGGCAAGGGTGGCGTACCAAGCTGGTGAGAAGTGGTGGCTGTGCGCGAAGGAAGAGCAGCTGCGCCGACAGACCAACGCGCAGTTCCGCTACCTGGACTGGTACACGCAGTGCGCGATGACGGCGTACCAGCACAACAAGGGCGGCGCCCACAACCGCTTCACCTGCGGCGAATTTGCTGCTGCCATCGGCCGCGACGTGAACCCCCAGGGACGCGGACTAACTTTGTCCGCCGCCTTGCAGCGCAGCGGGTTCACCAAGATGCGCAGCAACGGCGTCACCTACTACCTCAAGGACGAACCGCCCACCGGTGTGGGCAACGGCCTCGACGCCATCGACACTCTCTCCCGCGCCCCGAAGGGCCGGGTTCTCCGCGAAGTCTGGGCCAACGCCTGACACACTCCAACAACACGACACAACAGGGCAAGCCATGTTCAACCTCTTCTCATTCACCGACGACCGTGCCGAGCTGTTCAAGGCCCTCGCCGCCGCCCAGGCCGACATGGGCAGCGCGAAGAAGGACAGCAAGAACCCGCACTTCCGCAGCAAGTACGCGAGCCTGTCGGCCGTGCTCGAGGCCATCGTGCCCGCACTCAACAAGCACGGCCTGGCGCTGTTGCAGCTTCCGCACTTCGACTACGAGCTCGTGCAGGTCACGACCGTCATCACCCACAGCTCCGGCCAGATGCTGTCGTCGACCGCCGCGTGCTTCCCCGGCAAGAAGGGCGACGCACAAGCCGTCGGCAGCGCCATCACCTACCTTCGCCGCTACGCTGCGCAGTCCATTCTGGGTCTGCCCGTCGACGACGACGACGGCAACGCGGCGAGCCGCCACCAGCCGCAGCGGCGCCCCGTGTCGAACATCCGCCCTGAGGCCGACGCCTGGGCGCGCAAGGTGAAGCAGGCGCTTCTCGACGCCGGCGTGACCGTGGAGCAGTACTCGGTGTGGGCCAGACGCCGAGACCGCCCCCAGCTTCCCGACCTGACACCTGAGCAGGCGAAGAACGCCCTGCAGTGGATTCAACACGGCAACGGCGCCGACGTCATCCGGCAGACCGCGTCGAATCCCGTGGGGCCGTGAGATGCTGCGCGACGCACGCCTCATCGGCATCGACCCCGGCCCGAAGGCCTTGGGGGTGGTGCTGTACGACGGCCAGACTCGGGAAGTGCTCGAGGCACACAAGGCCATGGACCTGGATGACCTACGGCAGTTCGTCCGCACGCAGGTCGTCCGGCACTACCCTCCAAGACGACGAAACCGCCGGAGGCAATTGCCTGCGGCGGCTCCCCCTCCTTGGACTGCCTGGGGCAGCTCAAGATGGGCTCGGTCATGGTTGGCACCTCACCGTCGCTCATCAACAGCTGGATGTCAAGGCAGTTCGTTCTCACGACGCGAAGAGACGCGTCACGGACTGACTCAAATGACACATCATCAGGGTCTGCTCGTCCCCGAGCATGACCACCACCGCATGGCGATTGCCGTGCGTACGCTGCTTGCGCCGGAGGAGATTCGTGCTGCCGCGCGCGCCCTCACCGCTCGGAGCTCCACCTTCGGCCGCGAGCATCCGCTCCGGACGCTGAAGGCCCTCTTCCAGTCGGGGCGACTCCGCTACCGGCGCGACGTCTTGCAGGCGCTGAACTGCGCGAAGCAGGGCAACAAGGACAGCCTTGTGCGGCAGGCCTGCATTGAGCTGCACGGCGGTGACCCGAAGGTCGCACGCGGCACGAAGAAGGCCCCCGGCCGCCTCTACGGCGTCTCCTCGCACGCATGGCAGGCCCTTGGCCTCGTCATGGCCCACCGCCTCACAATGCAACACAAGGGGTGAACATGTTTACACGCAACCCAATGCAAGACCCGCAGCCCGGCGATGTGCTGCGCGATGTGACCTACAACATGCACACCAAGCGGCTGCACGAGTACTCGTTCGTGGTCATCCGGCGGTACGTCGACAGCGCCGGAGACGAGATGGTTGAGTGGGCGGCGCCCGACGAGCGTGACCCGAGCGCGCTCGACGTCGATGCCATGCTGCTCGACTCGTGGCGCGACTCCGACTGGAGCGGCGGCGTTGTCCGCGTGGCCGGGGGTGACTCGTGAAGCGCAACTGCTGGACATGCCAGCACGACAGACCCCCGGCCGGTGACGGGATGGGTCATACGTGCATGGCGTTGTCGTCGCGAGGTGTTGAAGAGTGGATTGAGCGGCACGTCGCGCCCGACTCGCCCGGCGTTCCCCCTTCCATGCCACCGAAAGACGCACCACCGTGCCCGGCGTGGCAGGCAACGGTCAAGCAATCCTTAACGGTTCGTTCTGGGGGTGACGCATGACCGCAAAACGAACGGCAGAAGAGTGGGGGCGCGTCGCAGTGTCGCTGCCGGGCTGGCGGTGGATGCCGGGGATGCTCGTTGTGGACACCGCCAGCAACCCAGCGTTCCGGTTCAGCGGGCGTGCATGGGATGACGGCGGCGTCGTCAGTGATGACGGCGACGGGCTGAATCTGGAGTGCATCTGCAAGGTCGAGTGGCCCGACCCCGACGACCCCGCGACCGCCGGGTGTCTGCTGGCGTTGCTGGGCGTCGGATACGCAGTGGCTACCAGCAAGGACGAATGGGTCTCGATTGGCTCGTGGCCCACGTTGATTGGTGAGGGTCCATCCGTTGGCCGCGCCTGCATCGCCGCCGCTGCCGCCCTCGGGCGGTGGCCCGGGGGGGAGGCATGAAGGTACTCGGCGTCGACCCCGGCCCGAAGACGCACGGGGCCGTCGTGTACGACACCTGGGAGCGTCGCGTAGTCTGGTCTTCGGGCAAGGCGACCTTCAACGAAGTCGACCGCGCACTTCTTGAACACGGGTGCAACCTTGCCGTCATCGAAAGACCGTCGGTAATGGGCGCACTCGGGCCGGGTATCATCGGGCATCTACTCGACACCGCATGGACGGCGGGCGAGCTGTCCGTTGTGCTCGGCATGGACGGCCCGCCCGTGCAGACCATGACGCGCCGAGAAGTGCTTCGGCATCTTGGCGTGCTATCGGGCAAAGGAAGCGCAGATAGCCGCGTACGGGCCGCCTGCATTGAAGACCATCAGACACCGGGCGGTAGTCCGGCAATCGGCCGCAAGGCCTCTCCCGGCCCCTTGTACGGGGTCTCTTCGCACGCTTGGCAAGCTCTCGGGCTTGTCCTGGCGTACCTCAACAAAGAAGGGCAAAGCAATGGCGAATGACAACCAGATGACCGACGCCGAGTACCACGCGCACCCGGCCCTGAACTACAGCCGAATAAAGCACCTTCGCGAAAGCGCGAAGCACTTCCGGCACGCCTGCGACAACCCGAAGAAGTCGTCTTCGTCGATGGTCTTTGGGTCGCTCGTTCACCTTCTGGTCTTCGAGTGCGAGAAGTTCGACGAGCGGTACATTGTGACCGACGCGACCGACAAGCGCACGAAGGCGTACAAGGCTGCGAAGAAGGCCGCCGACGAGACCGGCCGCGACCTGGTCACCGAAGCCGAGTTCAAAGCCGCGAACCAGGCGGCCCGCAATGTCACCTCGCACCCGTGGGTGGCCGAGCTGCTTGCGGACAAGCGCACGGAAGTCGAGACCGCGCACTTCTGGACGCAACCCGGCTTCGGCGAAGTCCGCATGAAGGTCGATGCCGCCCGGTTGTCGCCCGACGGTCTGCACGGGGTCGACCTGAAGACAACCCGGTCGACGCACCCGTTGTCGTTTCGGCGCGACGCCCGCATGTTCGGCTATGAAGTCCAGTGCGCGCACTATCTGCACGGGCTCGCAGACCGGTACGGCGTCGAGCTCGGCAACGTCGCGGTTCACTGGTCGATCATTGCTGTCGAGAATGTCGCGCCGTTCGACGTTACCGTCTTTCACTTCTCCGTCGATACCATCGACAAGGCACTTTGCGAGTACGACGCACTCGCCGAGCTGTATGAAATCTGCGTCGAATTCGATATATGGCCAGGTCGCGCCGAAGAAGCCGACCTTGACCTGACTTGGAGCAAGTAATGGGCAAAGCATCTCTCACTATCGTCGGCCGCCTTGCGCGTGACCCCGAACTGCGGACGACCGCGAAGGGTACGCAGGTCTGCAAGCTCACGTTGCCGGTGGACACCGGCTTCGGCGACCACAAGACAACTACATGGTGGTCTGCAACGCTCTTCGGCAAGCGAGCCGAAGTCGCCGCGAAGCACTCGAAGAAGGGCGATACTGTGATGGTGTCCGGCCCGCCGACGGTGCGCGAGTACACGAAGCGCGACGGCGACACCGGATGGTCGGCCGAGCTTGTCGCAAGCGAGTTCGATTTCGTGTCGACGGGCAAGCCGCAGGGCGGCTACGCACCGGCCCCGAAGACGAAGTCGGCCCCGTCGATGACCTCCGACGACTTCAACCACTACGCCCCTAGTCCCGACCTGCCGTTCTAAGCGGCATCGCTCGGCGGGCTTTCGAGCTCGTCGAGCACTTCGCGCATACCTGCGACCAGGTCTTCACGGCCTTCGAGAAGCACATCGACGACATACCCGACGGCAATGTCTGAGACCCGTTCCCACAACCGCGACTTCGGTTCAATGAGCTCGTCAAGTGCTTCGACGAGCTCTTCGCGCGTTCCGCAAATGAGCATACGGCCGACGGCCCGAAGTTTGCGTGCCTTCATCGTTCTGACTCCTGCGTGAAGCGGTGCACATGCGGGTAGCTACCCGACGGTAGCTTGCGGCGTTTCTCGCCTCTTGGTTGCTTGCCTTCGAAGGCAAGGCCGACGTGCACATGGCCGCCCGTCTTCGGGTAGCTAATGACCTGGTCCCACATTTCGCCCTCTTCGGCTGCGGTGTCAACGACCAGTTGCGCGAGCTCGTCGGCACCCATGTTCGCGACGTCGATGTCGGCGGCAAGGCCGTACACATGCCGCGAAGTCTTCGAACCGCCGATGCGGGCGTTGTAGGCCTTCGACCGGTAGCCCGAAGTGATGCGAATCGGGCGGCCGATACGGTCGCGAAGGTACTGCAGCTTCGGGGCAAGTCGGTATGTGATTGCTTGCTCGACTTCGTACGGCAAGTCCTGCAAGCCTTCGCGGCACCGCGCAAATTCCGAAAGCGAGAAGTTCTTCGTGATGTCGCCCATAGCTACCCCTTGACGATGTCCGATACCGGCTTGTCTGACCACAACTTGCACGACCAGTACTTCGCCTTGTTTGGCGGCCCCGGATTGC